CGGGTCGGCCTTGTTCACGCGGACCAGTTTACAGTCGAGCGTTGCCGCTGTCGTCTCGACAACATCACCGACCAGCTTATACGAGACTATTTGGTCACCTATATTCAGCGAGAGTGGTAACCAGACCTTCTCTCCGGTCTTACTGGCCGGCAAGTACGCGCCCGTTATCGTCGGCGCCCATGCTGTTGTATCTGGATATTGGAACGTGTTGGCCAGAATGGTGTGGGTTATGTTCGGTACTGCGACGGGCTGCCAGCTAGTCCCGTCATATATGAGAATCACATACTGGTCGGTATCCGTGAGGTAGATATCTCCGCCTAGATTCAAATTGCCAGTGCCGTCCTTCAATATGACCGTTCGGTCGGCATTCTCGGCGCGTATGGCGATAACCTGCCCCTCGGAGCCTCCATTGATGGTATCCAAGTCGTCGCTCGCTGCATCTGATTCTGTGTCTACCCGGTGATGTGACTGCGCAACAGTAATGGCCCCAGATGAGATTGTCAGTTCCGACGCGGAACCCCAAGCTATGTTGGCCTTCAGGTAGTTCAGGTTGTCACGTTGATATGTGTTCAGCTCTGACGCCGTCAGTACCGCTGACGCCGAATATGTTTTTGGAGTAGTCCAGCTCATTATGCCCCCTAGCCTAATCTGTGAGTACTGTCAAGTTCACTTGTGTCGAGTATGAACACGGGATATTGTTCGGTCGCATACTTATCGGTCAACCCCCATGTTGCAACTGGTATTCCGTCAACCGTCCCATGAATCGCGATAGAATCAATATAAAACTCATCGTTGAGGCCCAAGTTGGTGCAGACGACGCTCACCGTATCCGATATCTCGGCGCTGAAGATGGTCTCCCGCATGGAGTCGTCAGAGCCTTTCAACCGCACGACAAGCCGAGGCACGGGTTCAGCGTACTTGGCGACAGCGCGGTCCACCAAGCTTTGCGCTTGTGATTGGGTCGCACCGGTCGGCCAGACGAGGTTCATGGTCCGCCGCCCATATTTGCGTATTGAGTCCTCGTCCACGGCCCGCACCATGAGGGTGTCGTACACAGTCTCCTGATGCGTAATCTCTTCAGACGCTAGATACCTATACTTGACCACATAGGAGATATAACCCGCGCTGGAACCCGTATTTGTGATACGAACCGCCTTGACATTCTCCTGATTCGTGTCAATCAGGTCGGCCTGAAAATCTGAATAGGGCTGATACGACGTGTCCGTCGCGCTGACGTCCTCTAGCCGCCATGCCAGCGGCTCGGCTGCCGTTGCCTCGAAGTATGCGAACGTCGTGTATCCAGGCTGCGGCAGCGCATGAAACTTGCGCCACACCAGCCATTCGTACTGGGCGTCGGCGTCGACGACCGTCTCGGCCTTCATGACGCCTATCGATGAACGGATGTCATTGTAGATAAACCGGTCATCGTATTCATAGCGAATATCTGCCGCCGTATCGTTTAGAGTATGGTCAGCCACTTCTGGTGAACCTCGATTCGTACCTGAAATTACCGTGTTTATCTACAAAGCATCTACCGTCGCACTGAACCTCAATGTTGCGGATTAGTTCCAGTGATGGGCGGGTCTTGGCAATTGTGGGGTCACCCAATGGTACATATGCAAAACAACATGAATTGACGCCTATCAGGCAAGGATAACCGTCGTTACAAGACGACAAGACATTCCAGATAGACAATGACCACTGCTCAGACCGAATCGTGGCCTTGCTCTTCATTTCATCTGTGTCGTAGCCAGTAATGCCATTGATGTCCCCATCCCCCGACGCCTCTGATTGCCCTGATGATTCAGTGTCCCACAGACAATGCGAAAATGTCGAGTTGCCGCTATCTGCATCCTTGCCGGCGAACCCACCAACATTAGTATCTGCCTGAGGCGCACCAGTTGAATAACAATACTCAAACGAACCAAGAGATGCATTCCCCACAAAGCCACCAGCACCATCAGATGAGCCGTCCGCACTGCCATCGCCTTCTACGTTTCCTTTGGCATAGCAGTTAGAGATGGTTCCCAGCCCTGACCTTCCAACAAACCCACCGACATAGTCGTTTGTGGCGGTTACACTGCCAGTAGCATACGACCGCGCACAACTTCCATAATTCCCTATGTAGCCAGCAAACCCACCAATGTTATCTTCGCCGGAAACAGAACCAGAGGCATAGCACTGCGATATAGTCATGTACCCCAGCTCTCCCACGAACCCACCAACATCTGCAGAGCTGGCAACCCCCGTGACATCACAAGAGCTGCTACACCCACTGATACTGGATGTAGAGTCAAGGTTTGGAACGGCATAGCCGACGAACCCGCCAATATCGTTCTGACCACTGACATTTCCCGCAGTACTACATCCGCTAACAACTACGACGCCCACTGTATCGTCTCGGAGTTCGCCAATGAGTCCGCCAACCTTATCATCGCCAGTAATGTCAATCTCGCTCATGTGAACGTTGCTGATTGTCACTGACGTATAGGTACTATCAGCCTCAACACAACCGAACAATCCAACCCTGTCAGTTGTCGGCCTATTGATATAGAGGCCAGAAACAGAGTACCCCTTGCCGTCAAAGTGCCCCTGAAATGGGGCAATACTGGTGCCAATCGGCTCAAATCCAGCTCCGCCGTTCCAACCGGATGTGCTAGACGCATCAATGCTGTTGCCCAGCTCATAGTAGGCTACGAGGTCATTCTTGACGTTTTGAAGGTCTGTCAGTGTTGTGATGATATACGGGTCTGCCGCCGTTCCCGAACCTTTCATTAGTACTCCACTGTCAAGGGATAATTGGCAATATCGCCACCATCGGTTGCAAGGTTCCTGCGCGACGCGGGCCAGCCTGCTGCATCCAATACGTATCCGACTGCACCGCCATCTGTCGCCGTGCTGGTAGTAGATTCATCCTGCGTGACCATGTTCCGCGCCAACAAGTCCATGCCGTCTGTACAGTAAAACATCGCTATCTGCTTGCGGGAGCTAGGGAAACACAGGATGCGGGAAATGAAACCCGTGTATACCGTGTAAGTTGATGTATTGACCGTGGCGCGGAGTCGTATCGGCAACCATGGGCGGATGTAACCATACAGCGGGCTGGATGAATTGGTAGGACTGAACCTGCCATCGGAATTATTTAGTGTGAAGGTTGCAACACCCGCAGGTGCATTCCCTTGCTCAATTTTTTGCCCACGGTCTATGTCGTACTCCATGAGGTAATCAGAAATGTCGTCAATGTCCTGCGAGTAGTCTGGCGCGACTGTCCAGTCGGTTGCCTCCCAGTCAACTTTCAATTCGATGGATGTGCTCACCGCGCGCTACTCCCCTGATAATAACCGGCCGTATTGACGTGCGGGAACGTCGTGCGCCGCTGGCTCTCCTGCATGTACGGCTCCAACTGCTTCCAAATCTCGCGCAATGCTTCGTCGGTCATTATTTGGCTGTTGACAGTCACGTTGACATTAGACGTTGCCCCTTGTGCCATCAAGAGTCGCGCCTGCGCGCCATATTGTTCTTCTAAGCCCGGGAGAAGTCCAGGGCCGCTGGTTTTGGGGCCAAACAACTTTTCCTGCATTCCCTTGGGCCAGAAGATGGCAGGAGAGATGTGTGATAAAATATCCCACAAGGCCTTGTGCTTGCCAAACCACTCGCCCAAGTCTAACAACGCCTGTACCACACGCCCAATAGCCGCCGCGACATTCAGTGCCAGATTCGCCAGCGCTATGAACGCTTGGACAAGGTTATCATTTTCTTTCAGGAAATTACGCAGGTCCTGAATCGCCGGAACGATGGTATTTTGTATCAAGTCTGTCAGTGCTGGAGCCAATTGTTCGGCTACGGCATATTTCAGCCCGTCTATTGACGCCTTCATATCAGTCATGGCGTCGTTCAACTTCTCGGCGTTGGCGGCAGCCTCCTCATCAAACACAATACCCATCTCGCGCGCGCGGTCGCGCAGCTCGGCTATGCCTTCTGCCCCTTCCTCTAGCAACGGAAACAGGTTGGTACCAGACCTGCCAAACAAGTCCATTGCCGTGGCCGTCCGTACAGCTTGGTCGTCTATACCTGCCAGCGCCTGTGCTACTGCCCAGAATTGTTCCTCTGGAGACAGTCCTAACAAATCTTCAGCACTCAGGCCAATCCTATCGAATGCCCTTACATAGGTAGCGAGGCCGGCACCTGCGTCGACAACAGCCTTGGATAGGCGCTTCGTTGCGGTCTCTACGTCCTTTAGCTCGGCGCCGGATATACGTGCGGCATAGGCCATCTCGGAGACAGCCTCGGTACTCCAACCCATTCTTTTGGCGGTTTTGGCAATCTCATCGCCGGCCCTAGTCCAGTCATAGAGCATCTTGCCGAGGGCGGCTGACACGGCAGCAGCGGCAGCGGCCGCAGCAACGGCCACATTCTTCATTACAGTCTTGAGCTGCATTCCCTGGTCGCCTACGCTCTTGAGCTTCTTGGAAGCTTCATCCTTGGCGGTGATATCTATCTGGACTTTGCCTTTTGCCATTATCGCCTCTTGACCTGCCGTTGAGCCTCTTTCATTCGAAGGTTATCAGCACGAACCAATAATGCCGCGTAGCGCAATACGTCGGCAGGCTCGCGCTCTATCTCTGACGGTAAACAGTGGAACGTCCGGCACAACTCGGCCAGAATGTACTCGTACGGCGGCGGAGTGTCACCTATTATGATTGCGCGGTCGAGCTGTTTTTGACTGGTAAAGGGATATCAGTGAGTACCTCCACAATCCGCCGAACAATCAGGATGAATAGGTCTGACGGCAGGGCCCGAATTGATGACTCACTGACCTTCAGGTCACGCCCCTGCGTGTCTTCAAAATTCCACGCGGTGACGATATCCCCCAGAAACTTTTGTGCGATTTCGACAGATGCGCTCTCGTCGGCGTCCGTCAGTTGCTGGCTGAACTCCAATAATGCCTTCACCGACGGCTTGCGGAACTCAACCCATGCGTCTTGTCCATCGTATTTAAACTCGATACGCTGTATCCCTATCCTCATGCATAGCTCCCGACGGTAACAGCTCCATCGACGCGGAACGTGGCGGAGACCGTTATCATGCTGCCGACCTCGACCGGCATCGAGAAGTCTTCGAGCCAGCAATCGCCGCTCAGTTTCGGGTCGCCGCTGGATGACCCTTGCGGGCCAATCTCAAAAGCCTTGGCGGCCGTTGCCGTGCGCAGGCCTGCGCTGGCTCCGCATAGCGTATCCCAGACCGTGTTGGAGCCACTGTCGTAGACGAATTCTACCGTGAATGAGCAATTCTCCAGCTCGTCTGATGCCCACTTGTGGCCCGAAGCACCCATGCAGGTCACGTCGACCAGCTCGTGCCCCTTGAGGTCGAGGGTGATGGACTTCACGTAGGATGACAAGTCGCGCTCGGAGTCTCCATTGTCTGTCAGTTTCAGTACCGCGTTGTTTCCAGCTTTCAAACTCATTTGATAACCTCCATAACTATTATAGCCGCGCGAATATCACGGCAAACGACGCTGATTTATCGCCCGTCCATGTTCCAGACCACGTCACGCGGATATATCTGTTGACCGTACCGCTAGCAGTCTTTCGTTCGGATGTTGCTCCCGTGACCGTGGTGAATGTTATCAAGTCTGCCGCTGTAGCAAACTCCGAATCAGAATCATGTTGCACCTTGATAACAAGGTCGGGGACATCGCAACTGAACACATGTAAGTACGCCTCGGCACCATTCGACGAACTCGACCCATCGTCGTTTCCTGTGCCGTTGCCATCCGACGTGCGAGTGGTTTTGGGGTGTAACAAGTACCCCGCCCGGGCGACATTCTCGAATACGAACGTGCATGATGCACGAAGCAGGTCTGCTACCGAGACCTCTAGTGGGTACTGTTCCAGCCAAACGACCTGTCCTGATATGGCATCATCCCCCTGCGATATACCTACGACCAGTGAACACAAGTGAGTACTCGTCGCAGTCCTCAGCGCTTCCAGCTCGGTGTGGATATCAGCCGCGCCGTCGTAGAACCCGTCGAAACTGAAGCTGTCGCGGTGCAATACTGGGTGATATTTACGGCCCGAACTGGTGAAAGTCGTGCCATCTATCAATTCGCGACTGAATGTTATCTCATATTTATTTGCCGAGCCGGAAAGGTCATACTCGGCCAAGAATAGTTGCCCATTACGCCCGCTTTTGAGGCTCATTCATAGACCTCCAGATTGAATTCGGTGCCGAGATATTGGACACCAGCCCATGTGATAATGGACTGGCCCGTATTGTCAATAATAGTGACATCAGATGCGCTGCCGTTCAGTGTTATGTCGTCTCGTATCGCCTGTACTATAGAATCGTCTCCGGTTGAAGCTAGGAAATCCAGCAATCTATTGAAAGCTGATGGCGTGTCCTGATTCGTAATGAACACGACGATGCGGAAGTCGTGCTTATCCAGCGCGCCGCCCATCGTCAATCCATACTCCGTCCCTACATGTTGAATCACGGCACACGGGAATTCGTTGATTTGATTCGGCATCTCGTTGGGCGCATAGACACGACTGAGACTCGTTATGTTGCTGAGGTTTGTCTTGATACCGCTTCCAATGGCTTCAACGCTCATCTCCACTCCTTGCCTATTATGTCATAAATGCGCTTGATGATACGGGATAGAATGCCTGGCATCTCCTGTTGCGCCAGTGGGGAGAAGAAGTAACGCGCTGGCATCACACCGCGATATGCTCCTGACGTAGTGTACCGCTCGACCGTACCGTATTCCACGATGTTGGCGTGAGGGGCGATTTTGAGATACATACCGGAACGTGCCATTGCGTCAGGGTGCCTTGTATTGATTCGCGGCGTCCAGTAACGGGCCCCCTTGCGAAGGTTACCGGTCGGCCCTACCGGCACTCTGGGGAGAAGTTTCTGCCGGAATGAACGGGCTTCCTCTCGCAGGATATTTACGAGGGCCTTCGGTTCGACCTTCGCTGCCAAATGATTCAGGTCTCGTTGTAGCTCCTCAAGCCCTTTGGTTTTTATCTCAAGCATACGTCACCTTGACGAATGGTGCCAGCAGTCGCCTCGCGTCAGAGGAAAGGGTCAGAGGAAAGGCCTTGATAGACCGTGCTGACGCCAATCTCCGGCGTGCCTATCTCTGTCCCATACCCCGATTGTGATAATCGATATATCCTACATGTTTGGATAATCGCAGCTTGTTTGACCGGTTCAGGCACACTGGAGAACCCCCACGTGCCAGTAATCTCCACGGCCTTTTTCTTGCCCTCTGCGAAGCTGCCGTAACTGCTGCTTTCAGAGAGTTTGACTAGCCACTTCGGAGACTCGTTGTACGGCAACAAGTCGTAATCACTGTCAGATAGGGTCGTTTCGTAGACATGGTCTCCGTCGGTGTCCAACTTCAATGAGGTCACGGAAACGAGGTCGTCTACCAATAGGTCATCTTGTACACCATCGTAGTACTTCGTTGCCGAACTGGATGTGAACGTCCGGTCGCAGTATTCGTCAATCTCTGCGCTAACGGCATTGATGATATCCTCAAGAATGTCGTCGTCTGTCTCGGCTGTCATGTGGCCCAAGTGTGCCTTGACCTCTTCAAGCGTGCAATATGCCATGTATGGCCCCCTCGTGGTGTTCTATCCGCCTGAGCAAAGATAGGATAGGCCCTATTTGTGGAGACTCATGTTCCCAGAGCCTCTCTATCATTGCCCTATCTCTTTCGATTTCCTCTAGTAGTTGGCTTTTCTTGTACTCTTCTGTCATGAGCCTAGAGCGGCAGGTCGTTCAGCCAGCCATGTGATTCGTTGTATTCCTTGATGTCCTTCTCAAGGTTCATCTTGACAATACTCTCACCGCTATCATCAGAGACATTGCTTGGCCGCAAAACCTTCGGCTTGTCCTTGATGAGCACAACCTCCGGCTCGACGTCCTCGAACTGCTGGTTGCAGGCTACCACGATTTCCCAGTCCTGAATGTTGTCTGCCTCGATGACTACCCATTCCTCTTCTAATGTGGCTGAGACAACCTTTGCCTTCCCCTCGGCAGGCTCAAAACCAGGCCCGACAGCAGTAATAGGGGAGTCGGCTGAGACCTGTACATCTTCCCAGTCTGAATCAGAGTAGACGATGATTTCAAGGCCACCCTCGTTCCTGACTCTCAATTCGTCGGCCAGAACAGTTGATGGAATCAGTATCAATGCCAGTGCGATTAGTAAAGCTATTCTCATGTTAT